TCCACAAGCGTTTCCGGATCCACGGTTCTTATATCCACGGCTTTCATTTCTTCCAAAGTCATCATTTATTTGCCCGTCCTTTCTGAGGACTCTTTCCTCAAGTCACAGGCAACGAAAATGACCCGGATTTTACCCACCAACGAAAAAAAGCCTGCGAACATCAGAATTTCTCCCAATGCCCGCAGGCGTAGTAACGATTCGTTATTCAGTTTACAGCAGCTTCTCCACCTCTTTTGCCTTCAGCACCTTCCCGGTCGAAACCACCTTACCATCAATCACCAGTGCCGGCATGCTCATAACACCGTAACTCATAATCTTTTCCATATCTGTGATGTACTCCACCTCTGTGTCAATACCCTTGTTTGCCACAGCTTCCTTTGTAGAATTCAGAAGTGCCTCACAATTCTTGCATCCTGCTCCTAATACCTTAATGTTCATGTTGTTATCCTCCTTCAGATGAATAGATTTTGAAATACATTAAAGCCGTATCCGACAATGATAATGCCCACCGTACAGATGGCTATAAATGTTCCTAACAGCTTCGGCTTGATCGCCTTTTTCAGCATAATGAGTGACGGAAGGCTGAGTGTCGTAACCGCCATCATAAAGCTGAGAATCGTTCCCAGAAGCGCTCCCTTCGCCAGAAGTGCTTCTGCCACCGGAATCGTTCCAAAAATATCCGCATACATCGGAACTCCTACAATCGTAGCCAGGATCACACCAAACGGATTTTTACTTCCCAGTACGGTCTGAATCCAGCTCTCCGGAATCCAATTATGGATCAGTGCACCGATGCCAACACCAATCAGGATGTACGGAAACACCTTCTTAAATGTCGTTATCACCTGATCCTTGGAATAAACTATCCTGTCCTTCACAGTCAGCCCCGGTGCCTCTATATCCACGGTGCTGTTGCTGTTCCTGATAAAATCAGCAATCTGATCTTCCATGTGCAGCTTCTCAATCACTGTACCGCCGATTACGGCAATCACCAGTCCCAGCACCACATAGACGATTGCAATCTTCGCTCCAAAGATACTCATCAGGAGCACCAGACTCCCTAAGTCCACCATCGGGGATGATATCAGAAATGAAAACGTGACTCCCAGAGGAAGTCCGGCACTGGTAAATCCCATGAATATCGGTATCGATGAACAGGAACAGAACGGCGTTACCGTACCAAGCAAAGCCCCTACGATATTCGCACCCACACCATGAAATCTGCCCATGATCTTTCTGCTCCGCTCCGGAGGAAAGAAGCTCTGGATGTATGAGATCAGGAATATCAGTACACACAGCAGCACAGTGATCTTGATCACATCATAAATAAAAAACTGTATGCTTCCGCCAATTCTGCTGCCGGTATCCAGCCCGAATGCGAACAGAAGCTTTTCTATCAGGCCATTCAGCCATTTCATTCCAAGTATCTGATCCTGTATAAACGTCCACATATTTCAAAACCTCTCTTTCGACTTATTTGCAATCCTCACCAATGTCAACATTACCGGTACTTCTGTCAGCACTCCGACCGTAGTTGCCAGAGCCGCAGGACTTGTTGTACCGAATAAGGCAATGGCAACAGCTACCGCAAGCTCAAAGAAGTTGGACGCTCCGATCATCCCTGCAGGTGCTGCAATATCAAATGGCAGCTTCAAAAGTTTAGCCGCTCCAAACGCGATAAAGAAAATCAGAAAAGTCTGGATGATGAGCGGTACCGCAATCAGGACAATGTGAACGGGCTTGGAAAGGATCACCTCTGCCTGAGAACTGAAAATAATGACCAACGTCAGAAGCAGACCAATCGTAGTCACATTGTCAAATCTGTGAAGAAAGACATTTTCAAAGTATTCCAGTCCCCGATGCTTTATCACGCCTACTCTTGTGATAATCCCCGCCGCAAGTGGAATGACTACGAAGAGTATGATGCTCACAAACAATGTGCTATACGGAACACTGACATCAGAAACGCCAAGCAGGAATTTCACGATTGGGACAAACGCCACCAGTATGATCAGGTCATTTGTTGCCACCTGAACCACCGTGTAGGCTGGATTCCCTTTGGTAAGTGTGCTCCATACAAATACCATAGCCGTACATGGTGCCGCGCCAAGCAAGACCGCCCCTGCAAGATACTCCGTTGCCAGATCAGGCGAGATAAATCCTTTGAAAACAACAAATAAAAACAGAGCTGCGATACCATACATTGTAAAAGGCTTGATCAGCCAGTTCACTATCCATGTGAGGAACAATCCCTTTGGATTCTTACTGATCTGCTTAACACTACGAAACTCCACCTTCATCATCATCGGATAAATCATTACCCAAATCAGAATCGCGATTGGAATTGATATCCCTGAAATCTCCAGTCTTCCAAGTATGTCAGGTATTGCAGGAATAAACCGTCCAATCAACACTCCCACCAGCATACAGCCAAGCACCCACCATGTAAGATTTCTTTGAAAAGAACTGATTCCCTGTTTCTGATTATCCATCAATTTATCCCTTTCTTATAGATATATTGCAATTTTTCTATATGTTGTGTGAAAGATTAGCCGACAGGCTTTCCTATCGGCTTCTTTATTATTTACACTTATGACAGATGCAATCAGGCTTATCCTCAAATACTCTTCCAAGAGTCTGATGCATCCGATCAAGAGCTTCCTTATCCAGCTTATAATAAATGTTCTTTCCTTCTCTTCTATCGGTCACGATACCGGCCTCTACCAGGACTCTCATATCGTGTGACAGCGTAGGCTGCGTAATATGGAATTCTTCCAGTATCTCGCATGCACACAATTCTCCGCAGGAAAGCATATCCACTATCCGAAGACGTTTCGGATCAGACATCGCTTTGAGCATCTTCGCCGTATCAATATAAATCTGTTCCATTCGTCTCACCTCACTCATAGAACTTTTTCTATGTGTCAGCATAACAGACATATAGAAAAATGTCAATGTGTTTTTTCAAAAAAAATAACGGCCAGCAGAGATCTCAGTCTCCACCAGCCGTCATTCTTAGATCCTACGGACGAAATCCAACGAGATCCATCCTATTCCGCTTTTCAGCCTGCCCCATCCGGCAGAGCTGCCTTTTCCGCTCCGAACTTCCATGATCGTGTACACGCCGATCGGAATAAACTGAACCCTGTCATAATCGGTTCCCGGTCCTTTTCTGATATTTAGATCAAAGATGCTGACCTTCACCAGAAACGGCACCTTCACCGCAGGCTCCGCTGCCTTCGGCTCATACACCACCTTGCCATCCGCATCGAACACCTTGTATCCCGGATTCTGATCCGCGCACTTCTTCGCATTGTCCAGGATCTTATAGGCTCCCTTCTGACTCTTGGCATCCGCCCAGGACTTACGGACACGATACCAGCGGATTACTTCACCACCGGAGTCCTTCGCGTCGTACTGAGTCAAGTTCCACCTCTCGATGATGGAAATCAGCTTCTCCACATAGGTCAGACTTGTGGCATAGCCGCCATCCTTGATGATCTGCACAGCCTTCTTGTAATCCATGCATCCCTTCAGCCCTGCATATCTCAGCTTGCTGCCGTTCTTTGCCCCAAGAAGGTAAGCGGAGTGGTCAGCAATGGAATCCTCAATGCAGGGATACTTCCGGAAGTCTGCCGTGATCGTAACCATGCTGCCGTCAGGATTCTGTTCCTGCGTCTTCTTCGTGTACTTGCTCTTTCCGTCCCAGCTGGATCCGCTCCAGGTATTCCCAGACAGGCTGCACTTCATCCCAAAGATGTTGTTGGCATTCTGAGCCAGCTCGCTCTTTCCGTACCCTGATTCCAGAATGAACTGAGCCATCGATACCGATGCCAAGATGCCGCTTTTCTTCTGATCCGCAGTGAACAGCGCTCCGACTTTCTTGATCGCATCCGCCTCAGACAGGTTCTTCAGGACAGAGGCCTGTGTCCCATTTGCAGCCGAACCGCCACCGGAATCAGAAGAACCCTGCAGTGCCTTCGTTACCTTCTCCGCCAGATCTCCCATTCGTGCATACATCCAGTTGCCCGGACAAGACTTATTAGCAAACCATCTGTGAACCGTCAGGATCATCTCCCCGCTCTTAGGAGAATAATTCAGCGTCTTGTCCTTATCTCCGAACCAGATCAGCTTGCTCTTGCCATTGCGCTTGCAGATATCTATGCAAAGCTTGATCAGCGTCTGATACACCACATCCCTGAAAGCATAAGGCTCTGTGGTATCGGAAGCACACTCGATCGTGATCGCCCTCTGGTCATTGGCATTACTGGAAGAACACCACGAACGGTTCTTCTCTTCCACATACATCCCAACACGCCCATCCTTGTCTATGCCGTAATTGCTGGATGCCTGTGTACTGCTCTTATAAAACCAGTCGCCCAGACCTTCCGCCGTACACTGACCGACAACACAATGAGGCGTGATCCTGTCAATCGCCATCGTCCTCTGTCCGGAATGGTTCGGACTCAGCTTCGTATAAACTACCATCGGACTATTCGTATATCCCATTATTTCTCACCATCCTTTTTATCCTCTTCCTTTTCGCTGCGATCATGCAGCTGTTCCAGCACCTTCCTAAGTTTCACCGGAATAGGCAATCCCAAATACGCGGCGTTCTCCACCAGCGACAGCCCTTCATTGCTCAGATAGAAGAAAATGATCGCCGTTCTCAGCACGCCAGCTTCTCCGAAGATCTGTGTATCAAGCAGATGCCCGATACCTACCAGCGCAAAGATCAGCACCTTCCGGCAGATTCCTTTGAACCCTACGGCAGACGAAAGCTTCTTATCCGCCACAGCGCACATAATCCCGGTGATATAGTCCAGCACCACGAAAGCCAGAAGCGCATACAAAAGCCCATCACATCCTCCAAGGAAATAGCCAAGCCATCCGCCCACAGCCGCAAATATCGCCTGAACCACATTCCAAAACTCTTTCATCACAAATCCCTCCATTTCGTTGCAAACTAAAAGGGACAGCCGAAGCCATCCCTTCAAAACAGTTATTCAGTTACCCGAAGCCTTACACCGTCTGCTCCGTCAGCGTATAAGTGATCTTCATCGTCTTATCCGCATTCTTCACCACCGCCTGAGACAGATTGCAGATGGTAGCCAGATACGGAGTCAGGATCCATGTGTACCTGTACTGGTTCAGATAAGCGCCGCCCCAGGCAAAGACATATTCCTTATACCGGAAGAACGGTGTGGAAACATTGCCGCATCTCTCCCCGGCAAATGTAGCGATCACATTATCATTCACATCGATCTCAAAATCATAAGCCACAATAATGTCATTGATGATGGACATGCAGCAATCACAACTTCCTGTTTCACCCAGGCATTTCATGGTTGAGGTGAATCCCAAGCTGATCAGCGTCACATCTGTGCTGTTGGATATGTTAATCTTGTAAACACCGGTCTTGTCATAAGACGGCACATACAGATATCCATTCCTTACCACAGCACTTCTGTTCCCGGAAGGATAACTGGAGCCTTCCTTGAAGCTTCCCATCGTCATCAGCGTTGCATTGGAAAGCGTCCACTGACCTTCCGTAAATGTATAATCACTTTTCCTGATCTTGATCCAGAGAACCGTTGCGCTGCCGGAAGAATTGCCCTGATTGGCAAAACCATACCAGTACCCATCACCACCATCCATAAAGATTCCATACGGCGTATAGCTTCCGTAGAAATGGAAGGTGCTACACTGGAGAACTGTCGTATCCTCTAAAGTCAGTGTGGAATCATCCAACTTCTCATTCAGACCGATATCAAACACCGGGATCCTGTACCTTTTGATCGTCACAGTATTGCTTGCGTAACAAAGTGCGTACAGCTTCGCATTCTCAAAATCTACGGTAACTGTTCGGAACAGGTCATTGATAAAACCGTCCCCATCATCCAGACTGACCTTCTTGATCTGAAGCAGCGTGGTATCCACCGCCACCTCGGATCCATAGGCATTCGCTCCGCCCTGCTTGGAAGTAAGCCCTACCGCTGTGATCGTGCCATTCCCCTGTGAAGGCGTAAACTCCCAGACAAACTTGTAACCGTCTGTCAGCTTCGTGCTCTCTGTCAGATTCATGCTTCCCCTCTTTGTGTTTGCCGTAGCATTGACATCATTGGAAGCATAAGCCACTGGCAGATTCGTTGACGGCAGATAAATGTTGTCCGCCTGCTCCGTGATGGAACCCGGAAAAAGCAGGATGCCTCCGATCATGTTCGGGCAGATCGGAAGCAGCGCATCGTTCCAGGTCAGAGAATCATCATACTGACCGCCGGCCTTATACATGACACCCATCGGATTTACTCCCAGAATGTCATTGACGGCATTGGTGACCATGTTGGTCTCCGATACCGTCTCCACATTTCCTGTATTCTGGTCTTCCAGTTCAATGACCAGATTTCCTGTATATCTCTTCATAAAAGCCTCCTTAAGCGTTACTGCCCGGCACATCTACGACCATTGCAAAAGCGCCAACGGCTGTCCTGCCATTCTTCACATCCGAATAGTACCGTCTCATGGTTTCCTTGACCTCCCATTCATCCGCTTCCGTGAACGCCTTCACCTGCAGCCGTCCGTTCTGACTGCCATTGCCGATTCTGAACAGGTCAACATACTCTTCAATATCGATCCTGCCATCCCATGCCGCAGAAGCACCCATACTCTGGCCGGAAATGGAAGCAATGCACATACCGGTATCCACCGCAGCCGTGCCGCCTTCGCACCGCATATAGACATTGAAGATATTCGTATAGTTCGGCACAACATCCTCGATCGGATAATACAGGAGGATCGTATGCCTTCCTGAATGCCAGTTCTCCTGCGGATAATGCACCGGGATCATCTGGTTATTGAACTCAAAGGAAAAGATGACATCCGCATGACCATCTTCCTGCCAGCTCATCGGAAGAGATACCGTTATCGTCTGCTCTTCCGTGCTGCCGATCACCACCGGCTCTTCCTCCGGATCTTCCGGATCCACCGGCACCCCGTCAACATTCACCGAAGGGATCACCACATCCCCAGAAGCCGTCACAGACCTTGTCACCGGCTGAGCTGTCACATCAACGATCACCTGCCCGAAGAACTGCGCATGGTTCGCTTCCGTCGTGGCGAACTCAATGGAAATGATCTTCGTATCCACGTCCGCTACCGTGAACGCCGAAGCATTGGTGAAGGTATGGATCCCGATCTTCCCTGCCTCGATCTGAGCCAGCAGCCCTGAAATGTTCTTATCGTTCTTACTCTTCGCCTGCGACAGCTTCGGATTCTTTCCCACGCACTTAATACTCTGCCTGCCACCGATCTTGATGCTGTTCGATGTAATGCAGGCATACTTCGTAGAATCCGCCTGACCTCCGGTAAAGGAAAGAATATCTCCCACATCCAGCGCCGGATTTCCGATAGTATCTGAATCAAACGGCACATAGTTTACTATAGCCAGATCATTCAGGATATTGGTGCAGAGCTGCCGCCTGGTCTCTTCCAAACCAAACTGCAAAAGTGGATTCACGCCCAGATTCATCGTCAATCCATCATCCGGATCCAGCGCATAATACTCCGCAATCTGTGTCCGAAGATTTGTTGAACTGACCGCCGTATATCTCGTGATGAAGTCCGAAAAGCTGGAAGAGAACCTGTGCTTTCGCTCCACCGTCAGCACCGGCGTGTTTCCATACTTCCGAAGTTCCAGTTCCCCGGCTCTGTTGATCACGAAAAAACCGCCAAGCACCTGTCCCACATAGAACAGCACATCGCGGTATGTCTCAATATCATTATCAGAATAGATGGACAGGTTCTCCGTCCCGTTCGGCATCGCCTCAATCGTTGCCCTGTCCTGAGCCAGCGTCACCTCACAAGCTGTACTGCAGAGCACCATGAAATCATATGCATTTCCGATAGATTCCAGAGAAGTAAAAGCCTTCTCGAACCTCACCATGTAGTCATAGGCTTTGATCTCCAGGCACTTCGCTTTTCGGTTCGCCTCCGATACTTCAAAGATTCCCATCGGGATTCTCTCATAAGAACCGCCTGCCACCTGCAGATGATAGAACAACTCCACCTTCGCATCTTCCAGCGTATACCGGTTGATCTCAGAGAAAAGCGAAATCCCCATCTCCGCAGCGTACACTGTTCCCAACTCAATCTCCGTGGATCCGCAGCACTGACTGGTAATATATCCGCTGCCCTTGACCATATCATCCTGATCAAACTCATAAACTGTTCCGGCAGTCGTTGTGATCCTGCCGGTCCAGTAATATTTTCTTGTATTCGCCTTCACTGCTTCAAGGAAGGCATTGCTCACTGAATACATAGCCGCCCTCCTTAAAACTCGTTCAGTGTGAAGGACACCTCCCACAAGCTCCCATAGCTCGTATCGCTGACCAGCTTCACCTGATATCCGTCAATGTACATCTGCGTGGTCACGATGTTCATGGTCTCCATGTCCAGGTATCCGACCGTTATGCTGGCCAGTTTCTTATAAGCCGAAAACTTATTCAGCCACTTCTTCGATACCCTGAAAGTGACTCCGATCTGCACCACGCCTTCCCGGACAACATCCCTCTGCGTGGTACCCGCTTCAGTCACACCGCCGCTGTCTGCCTCCACATCCGATAAACTCACTGAATATGAGGCAGGCATCGGGATGTTTTCATTGTTAAAAATAAGATACTGCAAATGAGCCATCTTACCTGCCTCCACTTCTTAGATTCATTCTCTGCTGAGCCGTAACCACGATTTCATCGATCATGTCACCGCCGATATAAACCGGAATCACGATATCCCCCGCAGCACCGCCACCGGCCAGAGCCGTATTCAACGCTGTATTGATACCGGAGATCAGATCACCGCCATTCACGCCACCGCTGGAATTGCCTCCCTGCGCTGCCATCACCCTCGGAGTAATAGTCAGATCAGAAGTCACACCGTTCATGGCATTTTCAATCATGCCACGGCTCTTCTCAATGCCTTTTGCCAGTCCGCCGATAAAGTCCGGCATCCAGCTCTCATAATCCGTAAGAGGACCTTCATCCGGTACGGAGAAATGCAGGAAGCTCCGGATCTTATCCGCAACCGAAGAAACCGCCTCACCGACCTTACCGATCATTGACTTAATTCCGTTCACGATACCGCCGATGAAATCAGCACCCCACTGGAACGCCTGCGATGCCAGGTTCTTCACGAAATTGATTGCCTTATCAAATCCGCCCTTCACCGCGCCATAGATATTTCCACAGATATTCTTGATGCCGTTCAGCATAGCATTGAAGGCATTCGTCACGCCGGTCTTGATCGCGTTTGCCGCATTGGATACGGCAGTCTTGATATTGTTCCAGGCTGTCGTGACTGCATTTTTGATTGCGTTCACGATAGTTGTGATCGTATTCTTGATGCCGTTCCAGACCGTAGTAACCGCTGTCTTAATAGCATTCAGCACCGTAGTGATAGCGGTTTTGATCCCGTTCCACGCCGTACTCAGGAAGGTAGAAATCGCATTCACCACTGTCGTGATAACTGATTTGATCCCATTCCAGATCGTCGTGAAGAATGTCTTTATCGCATTCCATACGGTCGTCACAGTATTCTTGATCGTGTTCCATGCCGTTGTCAGGAACGTGCTGATTGCATTGACCACTGTTGTGAAGATATTCTTGATACCTTCCCACAAACCGGAGAAGAAATCTTTGATAGCATTCCAGACCGTTGTTGCCGTGGTCTTGATTGCTTCCCACGCCGCCTGGAAGAATGCCTTCAGTGCTTCCCACACGGCAATAGCAATCTCCTTAATACTCTCCCACAGGTCAATCCAGAACTGCCGGAACTCTTCGCAGTTATTCCAGAGATAAATGAACGCCGCCACTAAAGCAACGATCGCCGCTATGATCAGCACATACGGATTTGCCGCACATACCGCATTGAAGGCAGCAAAGACTCCCTTCGCTGCATTGATCACGCCTGCCAGCTTCGGCACCAGAGTCATAATGGTACCGACCGCAGAGATCACTTTTCCGACTATGATCAGTATCGGTCCGATTGCAGCCGCCACCAGGGCAATCGTCACGATCACCTTCCTGGTACCTTCATCCATCGAATTGAGCCAGTCCACAAACTTCTGTATCCAGCCCACGATTGTCCGGATCGCAGGCATCAGCAGCTCACCAAAGGAAATTGCCAGCTCTTCCAGCTGTGACTTCAGGATTTGCAGCTGACCCGCAAGGTTGTCATTCATGGTCTCGGCCATACTTGCTGCAGAACCATCACAGTTATCAATAGCAGACGAAAGTTTTTCAATATCCGCTTCCCCGGCGTTCATCAGTGCCAGGAATCCGGACATCGCATTTTTGCCAACCAGGCTTTCAGCCGCCTGTGCCTTCTCGGATTCAGTAAGACCTGCAAAAGCTGTCCTGCAATCAGCCAGAATATCCGACAGATCTCTCATGGAACCGTCCGCATTGGTCGTCGCTACCGTAACCTCTCCGATGGAAGACCCGCAGATCTTCACTTCTCCGGAAAGGTTATTCATGATCGTTCTGAGAGAAGTACCTGCCTGAGAACCCTTGATACCAGCATTGGCCATCAGGCCGATCGCTTCTGCCGTATCTTCTGCAGAGAATCCCAATGCACCAGCAATCGGAGCGCAATACTTGAAGGTCTCACCCATCATGGAGACATTCGTATTGGCATTACTCGATGCCGCCGCAAGGATATCCGCGAAATGCCCGGAGTCCTTCGCCGTAAGTCCAAACGCTGTTAGTGCATCTGTCACGATATCAGAAGTGGTAGCCAGATCTTCACCGGAAGCCGCAGCCAGGTTCATGACACCTTCGATACCGGAAAGCATATCCTCTGTCTTCCAACCGGCCATCGCCATATAGTTCATGGCTTCCGCTGCCTCGGATGCGGAGAACTTTGTCTTCTCACCCATCTCACGGGCTTTATCCCGGAGTGCTTCCAGATCAGATCCAGTTGCTCCGGAGACCGCCGCGACCTTACTCATGGCGGAATCAAAATCAGCGGCTGTTTTCACCGCCGCCGTACCTAATCCCACAACGCCCAGAGTCACAGGCATGAACTTCTTTCCGACATTGGTAACATTGTCACCAACCGTCTTCAGCTTTTCGCCTTTTGCAGCGATCTCCTGAAGAGCCGTGCCGGACTGTCTTGCCTGTTCTTCTAAAGACTTCAGCTTTGCCTCGGTCTCTGCAATCTCACGCTGCAGGCCATCATACTGATCCTGCGTGATTGTTCCATCCTTAAGAGCCTGCTCTGCCTGTTCCGCCGCCGTCTTTAAGGTCTCCAGTTTTTCCTTTGTTTCCTTGACGGCATCTCCCAGAAGTCTGTGCTTCTGTGCAAGCAGTTCCGTATTTCCCGGATCAAGTTTCAGGAGCTTATCGACATCACGCAGCTGGCTCTGAGTGTTTCTGATTTCTGTATTTACGCCCTTTAAGGCAGTCTGTAGTTTGGTGGTATCGCCGCCGATCTCAACGGTGATGCCCTGGATTCTGCCAGCCATGTCTCAACCTCCTTCCCATTAAAATCGATCCATATCATCCTGACTTGCCAACTGATCATGTGGCTCATCATCCCTCTGAAGCTCCGTGTACATATCCAGCACGGTTCCGATCGTCAGTAGATCCAATTCGCTAATGTGAATTCCCAGCTGCACGCACCGGAGCAACAGTAGCGGCGTTGTCATTTCCCGGTCAGTCGCTCGAAGTTTTTTTTACTCTCCACCTGCGTCTGCACATTCAGACCCCAGAGCTCAATGATCTCCGGAAGCACCTGATAAATGGAAAATGTACCGAACTGATCCAGCCACTCATCCGGAGTATCCGGAACACCCTGCGGATCCGCATGCTTCGCCATGATATAGCTGATATCCTCGAACAGCTCCAGTGAAAAGGAATCCAGCGCGGAATTTTCCGGATCATTCTCGTCAATGCTTTTCTGAAGGTCATGAAGATCCTTATAGATATCCCTATGGAACTTGTTCCTGTATATTCTCGGAATGGCCGCTGATGCCCTAAAAGTCACATCCTTGCCATCAATATTCACTGTCTTTGTAAGTGCCATTTCACTTTCCTCCAATCACAAGAATGGGCAGAGCGTACAGCCCTGCCCTCAACACTTATCAACCCTGTCCGTTCTTTGTCACCGTCACGGTATAAGCCGTACTGGTGCATCCGGTCTTGCTCGCGATCACTGTCACAGTATTGGTTCCGCTCTCCCATGTCGCATCGCTGCCACTGGTATGAGCCGCCCCGTTTACAAGTATCGTGACCGCCGTTCCGCTTGCCGCAGTAGCCGATACAGCATCCTCATCATTCACGGTCTCAGCCGTATAGGAAGTGGTTCCGGCATCAAAAGCAGGCGTAAGCTGCAGGCTTCCAATCGTAATCCCGGTAAGAACCGCAGATACCTGTGCATGCTCTGTCTGATAGACATTGGAATACCATCCGTTGTAGACCGCATCGGAAGTATTCGCACCGGTTTTAACCTTCACAAGTCCGTTCGGAAGCGGAGTCGCCGTGATCTCCAGCTTCTCGGTCTGTACTTCCTTACTATCCTCATTGGTCTTGCCCTCAATCGTAGGCCTTGCAGCTGTACAGTAATACATGCAGTGCCTGATCTTTTTCTTATCCCCGGAGAACTCGAAAAGCAGAGCGAAATGCTCAGGCTCTACAGTGGAATCCTCCACCAAAACGCCGTTCGCATCCTCAGTCTCCTTCAGGATATCCTTCCTGAAGCTTTCCGGAATCAATGCAATTTCCAGATCACCGGAATAACCGTTGTTCGCTACAGTGGTGTAATACACCATATCATCCGCATAGAACGGTTCGGTATCACCCTCCGGATCAAGCGACAGGTTCACAGCACCCGGAATCGCAACAGGCGTACCAAATGTCACGGCATTGGTATCCGGATCAAGTGTCGCCTTCGCATAATGGCAGTTCTTAAGGCCAAACTTCACCTTGTTGTTTGTACTCGGCATAATTAACCTCTCTTTCCGCTATACCGTCATCTGGTACAGCACTTCGTATAATTTTTCAGTTTCAATCCATACCTCCGATTTGTTCCAGAAAATCTCATGCGCGTTCAGCACCGCTTCCACGCTGTCTTCCAGTTCCGGATCTTTCTCATCGGTATAAAGTTCAATACTCAGGTTGGAAAACTCCATATAAACCACATCATCAGCGGCAAAGTTCTCCGAACCCGGAAACAAAAAGCAGATGAACGGCGGATCAGGCGATTCACCTTCAGCGAAATGATCATACGCAAAAGGGATCTTCATTTCCGCCAGCATCTGCATCACTTCTTCATGCGTCATCCTTATTCCTCCCGATCTCTATGATGCATTCGGCAGCATGACGGCAGACCGGACAGTTATAGGGATAGCCGCGGCATTTCTCGCCTCTTCTGGTGCTGTAGTAGATCAGCACACCAAACACAGCGATCCCGATAACAATAACGAACAACAATAGAATGATCTCCATATCACTAACCGTCCTTCTGTAAATCCCTCTCGATATCCCTTGTCAGCTGTTCGATGCCCGCCTGCTCTGCAGGAGCGATATGCGGAAAAGCCCTTGTCCTTCCGCCGCCCCTCTTCGCATGACCGAACTCCAAAAGATGCGTCAGTTGATACCTCTTGGAATGCACCACGATCTGAATGGAATCGGATGTTTCCCTGGTCTTTTTAATCGCCCAGCTTTTGGAATACTTACCGGTCTTTTTCGGAGCCGTGGATTCAATCTGCTGCTTCACCGTCTTACCGGCTTTCTGGACATCCGCTTTCAGATCGTCCACCGCAAGCTTCGCGTAATCCTCCATGCCCTTCATCACGGTATCCGCCAACTGGTCAATCTTAATCGTCTGACTCATCGCCGCTCCTTCCTGCAGGTAAACTTCAGCGACCGTTTCCTGAAATTCATGTGGTCAATGTTCTCGATGTTATAAAGTTCACCCATGAACACCACCCGGAAATGCGTGGAATCTATCGCAGCAGCCTTCTGACAAAAACGGATAGATACGGTCATGGAAAAATCCTCCACCGTAGTCCCGGCGACCTGCTCTTCCTTGGAACTTGCCAGACCCTCGCCGCCGATCGTCGCGAAGCAGGTATAATAATCCGTCCAGACATTCTTATGGTTCCCGTACTTATCCGTAACGGTCTCATTCTTCTGGAACGTCACCTTTGACCTCAAAGCCGCCACATCCATCAGAATCCCTCCTTCCGGCTACCGAATAACAGAGCCCTCAGGGTAAGATCCATCGCATGGTGGTCAGCTTCTTCCCGGTGTTCATACAGATAAGCCACCGTGAACATCACGGCGATCTTCCCGTTCGGACAGTCAGCCAGATCATTCTCATCATCCGTCCGCAGGATATCCATGCACTGCTTCACGCCTGCCGTTATGAAGTTTTCCAGCAAAGAATCATCATCCTCAAAATCGATCCTCAGATAATTCTTCATCTCATCCACAGTCACGATCATCTGACATCACCTCACAATAAGGGCGGTAGATCACACCGCCGCCCCATATTTCTTACGCAGGCTCCACAATCTTGATCTTGTAAGCCGTTTCAGCATATCCGTTAGCCCACAGAGTGAAGTTATCAACGGATCTCTCCGTGTTATCACCCGCAAGCACAAGGTCAGCCGCAACCCAGCGGACAAAATATCCCGCTGAAAGATCACAGGCCGTTGCCTCAGCGACATCCTCATCACCCAGGACAGAACCGTTGTAGTACAATCCTGTAATCGGAGAAATGCCGACACCAAGACCGATACCCAGCCACTTGTGAACGCCCCACCCATTGCCACCATCAAAATCCTTAAGGTTCTTCACCTTATCGGATAATGTGATCGTGATCTCATGGGTATCGTTATCCACCGCAACATTGGAAATCTTGCCGGTGTTATACTGGCGATCTGCATGACCGGAAACGCTGTCCGTTACCGCCGCATACTGCATGGTGAAAGCATCGCCCACCATAAGCCCTGCATTCTTCAGATTCGTAATCAACGTGTTCAAAGTTGCGCGGACTTTCGCAGCTGAATCACTGGTCACATCAGCCGTGCTCATATTCGGAAGCAGGCCGTTGTCATATACGATCTTTCCTCCGATATGGGTGACCTCGCCGCCCTGCTCCGTATAATTCTTTGCGTTATATTCGCTCATCTCAAACCTCCAAATCCGGGCTGCCGCTTTTTACACGGCAGCCCTGTAATCTGCTAACCTTACGCCTTCATCTTCAGGAGCTTGATGCCTTCAGGAAGGATCACCTTGCCGTCAACACGCTCGGTTGCGACAAAGCCAACCTGTCCGTTAGTGCTGTAAAGCTCATTGAGTCTCTGTACGGTCCTGCCGGAACGGTCAGCGATCCAGTAATTCTTGAAATCACCGAACGCAACAGAGAAAGCACCTGCTTCCATCTGCGGTACATAAGGACTGGTATAAAGGTCATAGCCCAGGAGCTTGTCCGGCTCGCCTGCCTGAAGGGAAGGCTGCCAGAGATAAACGCCGTTGCCGTCCTTCAGCTTCCTGATTGCGGAAATAGTCGCGTCATTCGCAAGGAACTTCGCGTTTCTGCGGTAAGGACTCTTCAGCGCATAGACAAGGC